AGCATGTCTGGTAGTGGGTCGAACCAAGGAAACTATCCCGACGTAAGTCCATCCTACTGGAAGCTCGTAGCGCAGGCCGGAAGCCAAGGGGCGACTGGCGATACCGGCGCGACAGGACAAAACGGCCAAGACGGAGCGGTCGGACCTTCTGGTCCTTCCATCGCTGAATGGGATAGTGGCACGACCTACTTCGCAGGTAACGCCGCAACCTACAACAACGCCATCTTCGTGTGCGTTTCTGGGGGTATTACCGGAGGTAATTACCCTCCGGATAACGCCGGCTGGGTGCTGGCATCGGATAACTACTTCGCTCGCTTTTCTACTGTTTACGGAAAGGTCAATCGATCCGGCGACACGTTTACCGGGAAAGTAAACACGACCGCTACGGCAACGACCGCCCCGCTTAATATTGCCCCACAGGCTACCGCCCCCTCCTCTACTATCGCTGGCGACATTTGGATTGCCACCAACATCAACTACCGGGATGTGAACGGAGTTGCAAAAGCCGTAGCCAACACGAACACTTCCAACACCTACACCGCTCCGCAAATCATTCAGACAACTGTTGGGACTGTTAATGCCGCTTTGAGGGTGACTCAACTGGGAACTGGAAATGCCATCCAAGTCGAAGACAGCACAACCCCCGACGCTACGGCTTTCGTCGTAGATCAGCACGGCAAGGTCGGCATCGGCGTCGCCCCGGATGCTACCGCCGCACTCAAGCTTGATGCTAATGGTATTTCGTTCAACGGACTTTCCTTCAACCCAACCAGCACCACCTCTCATAGCGGCGGTCACGATACCCTGGATCTGCTCGTCACCATCGGTGGCGTGAACTACCGCATCGGTCTTCGACCCGCCTAATGGCTCGTAAGGCACCCAACGCCGAAGAGAAGCGAAGGCAGGCGGAAATCGCCGAAGTCGAGGCGCAGTTGTCTGCGGCCCAGCGACTGCTCCGCGTCAAGATGGCGAGGGAGTCGCTCATCTCTTTCACCGGGATGACCATGCCAGACCCGGAAGATCCGGACAACGTGGACAAGTCCCGCTACCAGCCGGTCAAGCACCACGAAACTATCTGTGCTGCCTTGGAGCAGGTGGAGAAGGGGCTGTACCAGCGTCTCATTATCTCCATGCCGCCTCGACATGGTAAGTCAGAACTGGCGTCACGGCGTTTCCCTGCCTGGTTCTTGGGTAAGGATCCTTACCGCCAGGTCATCTTCGCCACCTACAACGCCGACGTGGCGCAGGACTTCGGACGTTCCGTCCGTGAAATCATGCGGTCGCCTTCTTACCGCCAGGTCTTCCCTGGGTGCAAGCTGCGGACCGGCAGCCAGTCTTCCGACAAACTCCAGACCGAGGAAGGCGGACTAGCCAACTTCGTTGGCGTGGGTGGCGGCCTTACTGGTCGTGGTGCTGACTTGCTGGTCATCGATGACCCGATCAAGGACCGCGAGGAAGCCGACTCCAAGCGTGAGCGTGACAAGCTGTGGGAGTGGTTCACTCAAGTGGCTATGACCCGACTGATGGCCGGCGCCAGGGTGGTAATCATTATGACCCGGTGGCATGAGGATGACCTAGTGGGTCGCCTCACCGACCCGAAGAATCCCTGCTACAACGACGAAGTCGCACAGTCTTGGCGTATCCTGGCGTTGCCGGCGATTGCCGTGGAGAACGACCCGATGGAACGCGAACCTGGTCAAGCCCTATGGCCGGAGCGTTATGGCTTGGACTTCCTCAATGAGATTCGCCGGCTGAACGCCAAAGGCTTCTCGGCCTTGTACCAAGGCAAGCCTACCCCAGACGACGGCGACTTCTTCCGCCGTGATTGGTTGAAGCCGTATCCTGGCGAACTGCCCAAGAACCTTCGATACTACTGCGTATCTGACCATGCCGTGTCTACAGCCCAGACGGCTGACAAGACCGTGCTGCTTCCCTTCGGCCTAGACGAGGAAGACAACGTATGGATCCTGCCGGACGTGTGGTGGCGTCGCGCGTCTACGGACCAGGTCATCGACGGCATGATCGACTTGATGTCCCGCCACAAGCCCGCTAAGTGGGGAGCGGAACGCGGCCATATCTCCCAGTCCATCGGTCCGTTCCTGCGGAAAGTCCAGCAGGAGCGAGGCATCTGGACTGTGGTGGAGGAGATTACCCCGGTCAAAGACAAGCAGACCCGCGCGCAAGCGATCCGTGGACGCATGGCGATGGGCAAGGTCTTCTTCCCCAAGTTCGCCCCCTGGTGGGCAGACGCGGAGACTGAAATGCTCAAGTTCCCTTCAGCCAGACACGATGACTTCGTGGACGCTATGGGTCTGGTCGGCTTGCTGCTCGGCACTATGGTCAGCGCGTCCCGCACCTATGAGAAACCCTCCGACATCCCCAGGAGCGGTACGCTCGCATGGGTGAAGATGTCGGCCAAGTGGGACGAGGCGCGACGCAATCTCTTGCAGATGGGCGGTTTCTGAACATAAATACTTTAAATGGAAAACGAATACGAGAGCGAGGGATTCCCGGCAGAACCGATGCAGCCGGAAGTTAAGCCCTTGTCGGCGATCACCCGCGACGCCGAAAAGCCCGGTCCTTCCCGCGCCGCCCTGGTCAAGGCACTCGTCAAGAAGGTGGAACGCGCCAAGAAGCATTGGAAGAAGTCCTTTGACAAGATGAAGGAAGACACGGACTTCTACATGGGCAAGCAATGGTCGTCCAACGACACCGATGACCGCTACGTCGCCAACATCGTCCAGCGTCACGTCGGCCAGCGAGTCTCCGCCCTGTACGCCAAGAATCCGAAGTTCGTCGCCAAGCGACGCGAGACTCTGGACTTCGCCAGTTGGGAGGGCGACATGTCGTCTTTCCAGTCCATCCAGACGTCCATGCAGAATTCGATGGCGACCGGACAGCCCATGGATCCTGTGATGATTCAGACGATCCAGGACGCCCAGCAGGGTTTCGAGCGTCGCCGTATGTTGGACAAGGTGGCGAAGACCCTTGAGATTGTCGCCCACTATCAGCTCCAGGAGCAGCAGCCTTCGTTCAAAGGGCAGATGAAACAGCTCGTCCGTCGCACATGCGTGAACGGCGTGGGCTATGTGAAGATCGGTTACCAGCGCACGATGGAGAAGCGTCCGGAAGACGTGGAGCGTATCACCGACATCACGGAGCAGATGACGACACTTGAGCGTCTCGGTGCTGACAAGCAGGACGAGAAGTTCTCTGAAGACAATGAGAAGATGGAACAGCTCCGCCTGCTCCTCAATTCCCTCCAGTCCAAGCAGGACGTCATCGTACGAGAAGGCATCGTCTTCGACTTCCCGATGTCCAGTTCCATCATCGTCGATCCGAAGTGCCGTCAGTTGTCCGGCTTCGTGGGTGCTGACTGGATCGCCCAGGAATTCGTCCTCGACCTGGACGAAGTGAAGGAAGTCTACAAGATCGACCTTGGTAAGGAATTCACGGCCTACGAAGACAAGAACGAAGGCGACGAGAACTGCGACAAGGCTACCATCTGGGAAATCTATTCCAAGAAAGACGGACTGGTGTACGTCGTGTGCGACGGCTACCACGACTTCCTCAAGGAACCGGAAGCACCGGTCCTAGACCTTGAACGCTTCTGGCCGTTCTTCCCGCTGATCTTCAACGAAGTCGATTCCGACCGAGACGTCATCCCGCCTTCCGACGTCCGATTGCTGATGCCGGTGCAGAAGGAATACAACCGCGCGCGACAGGCTCTCCGCGAGCATCGCTTCGCCAACCGCCCCCTGTACGCCACCTACGAGGGTGCCTTGTCCGAGAAGGACATCTCAAACCTCCAGGCACACCCGGCCAACGCAGTCATCAAACTCCAGAACCTGTCGCCTGGACAGGCCGTCAACTCCATCCTACAGCCGGTCCAACACGCCCCCATCGACCCTAGCCTGTACGACACGTCCATGCTACTGGACGACATGATGCGTGTGGTAGGCAGCCAGGAGGCTAACCTCGGCGGCACGTCCGCATCTACCGCCACGGAAGTCTCCGTCGCCGAAGGCAGCCGCATGTCCAGTCTGTCGTCCAACGTGGACGACCTTGAAGACTTCCTCGGCGAACTGGCAAGGGCTGCCGGGCAGGTACTGCTCGTCCAGATGGACCAGCAGACCGTGATGAAGATCGCCGGTCCTGGCGCCGTATGGCCGCAGCTTACCGCCGGCGAAGTCGCCCAGGAGCTGATGCTTGAAGTCGAAGCCGGCTCCAATGGTCGCCCCAACAAGGCCATCCAGATTCAGAACTTTGAGCGTATCGCCCCAATCCTGCTCCAGATCCCCGGCATGAATCCCGAATTCATGGCGAAGGAAGCCCTCAAACGCATGGACGATGGCATGGATATCACGGATGCGATCCGTGCGGCCTTGCCGTCCATCGTAGCCATGAACGCCCAGAAGCAGCTCGCCCAAGGCGATCCTGCTTCCGACCCGAACATGCAGGGTGCCGCCGGTGCGACTAACGTCGCTCCCGCTCCCGGCGCGCCTGGTGCGGACGGACCGACCGCTCCCGCGTCCCCTGCGGACATCCGCTCGCAGGGCGTCCAGTACCCCAACGCTTGATTTAAGATAAATCGTAGCGTATAGTAATCTCATGCCCGATCCAACCGAGCCAACCGACGCCCTCGAAACGCAGGACAATGCTCCTGTGCAAGAACCCATTTCCGCACCTGTACAGGAAACTGCACAGGAGCCGGCCGACGCTAAAGAAAATAGCCAGACTACCTCGTCGGAGTCGGGCGACCAGGACGCTAATAAGAAGCCTAAATCCCTGCTCGACGCGGTAAAACGCGCGGCGCAAGGATCGGCTGACGAGGATTCGTCCAACTCGGAAACCAACGGCAAATCCGCCTATGGAGAAGGAAACTCTACGCCTAGTCTGGACGACACAGCGAAGGGCAAATCCTCTCCGGAAGCTGACAAGAAACTGCCGTTCCACAACCACCCTCGCTGGAAGGAGATGATCACGGAGCGTGATGCATACCGCGCCGAATCGGATGAATTCCGAAAGGTCACTACCTTCATGTCGTCAAATGGGTTGTCCACCGAAGAAGTCGCAGAGGGGTTCCAGATAATGGCCCTAATGAAGACCAACCCGGTAGAAGCCCACAAGAGGATCAGCGAATACAAGTCGCGGCTCGATGCTTTCGTCGGTGCGACGTTGCCCCCGGATATCCAGAAAAAGGTTGAAGAGGGTTACGTCGATGAGGAAAGCGCCAAGGAACTTGCTATGCTCAAAGCACAGCACGGTCTTTATCAGCAGCAACAGGCGAACGTGATGCAGCAGCGCGACCAACAGTCTCGCGGCAACATCCATTCTGCGGTGGTTGGTTGGGAACAGCAGATGAGGGTCAAGGATCCCGATTGGTCCGCCAAACAGGAGATGGTCATCGACCAGGTCAAACTGATGTTGCAGGCGGAAAAGCCGAGTACTCCGGAGGAGGCTCTTGCGCTCGTTGAGCGCGCCCACTCCACTATCAAGGAGCGGCTTTCCCGATTCGCACCCCAGCGTCGGCCTGTCACCAATGTATCAAGCTCCACGTCGTCCGCCCACGCAACGGCCCAGCCGCGCAGCCTCCTAGAGGCGGTTCGTCTCGGCGCAATGCAAACCCGCTAACGCACAAAACCTATGGCATTCTCTAACGCAGAACTCGCTAACATCGCCGCGTCGGCCCTCGATTACTACATCAAGGGTCCGGCCTTCGCCCAGAACATCCAGGAAAAGCCCCTGCTCAAAGCCCTCACCGGCAAGCAGAAGACTTTCCCCGGCGGTAAGGGCAACATCAGCATCCCGGTCACGTTTGATTACACGACCGCTATCGCTGGCTTCACCCACAACGACACCGTCTCGTACGCCAACCCGGCTAACACGAAGCGCGCCTCGTACCAGTGGAAGGAAATCCATGCCGGCATCTCGCTTACGCTCACCGAGCTGAAGCACGATGGCCTTTCCGTCACGGATTCCACCACCGGTGCCTCTACGTCCAAGCACTCCGAGCGCGACCTCACGGTCCTCACCGGCATCCTGGACGAAAAGCTCAAGGACATGACCGAAGGCTGGGCGCGCTCGTTCAACGAGATGCTCTGGTCTGATGGCGTCGCCGATCCCAAGAAGGTCGCCGGCATCACCTCGCTCATCACGGACGACCCCACCTCCGGCACCGTCGGCGGTATCGACCGTGCTACGAACGCCAAGTGGCGCAACCGCGCCGCTGTCGGTGCGAACGCCATCGTCTACGTCTCCGGCCAGCAGAAGATCAGCGAGTTCCTCCGCAAGGAAGTTCGTCAGCTGACCCGCTTCGGTGGCAAGCCCTCCCTGGTCCTTTGCGGTTCCGGCTTCCTTGAGAAGCTCGACCTCGAAATCACCAGCAAGGGTACCTACACCCAGTCTGGCTTCGCCAAGGGCAACACCGACATCGGTCTGTCCGGCATCACCATGCAGGGTATCGGTGAGTTCGTCTACGACCCGACCCTCGATGACCTGGGCTTCACGAACCGTGCCTACTTCATCGACACCAACAACATCAACCTCATGGTGATGGATGGTGAAGACAAGAAGCAGCACAACCCCGCCCGCCCGCATGACCAGTACGTTCTGTACCGCGCCATGACCTGGACCGGCGGCCTCGTTGGTAAGCAGTTCACCGGCTGCGCTGTCTACGAAATCGACTAATCGGTAGTCGATAGACTCCCCCAGGGGGTGGTTACGCAAGTAGCCACCCCCTTTTGCTTGCAACAATGGCAAGCCGTGGCACGATGTATGGATGGAATACGCCAACGTAGAAGTCCGACTCGCCGGCTCCCTTGAGAACACCGTTCGCAAGGAAGTCTCCTCCCCCGAAATCGCCGTCATCAAAGCCCTCCACGGCCACGATGCTGTCGTGAACATCAAGAAGTCCCGCGTCTCTCCGGTCGAACAGGCCGTCGAGCGTGATCGCCTTGGTAAGTTCTACGGCGATGACGTCATCGCCAAGTTCTTCCCTGGAGTCACCTCCAAGCTTCCGACCACCCTCGCCGAGGTTGGCGTCGAAGTGCCGGAAGAAACCTCCAAGAAGAAGTAACCGATGGCTCGCGGCACCCAGCTCTCCGCGCTGGTCGATGCCCTGCGGGCAGAGATCGGTGCTTCGACCAACGTGGCGATGGGAGTTAACTCCCTGCCGGCGTTGAAGCAGATCCTTAATCGCACCCAATCCTGGCTGTGGGAAAAGTTCGACTGGCCGTTCGCGTATATCGAGCGAGACGAGCAAATGGTAAACGGCTCTCGGTACTACGGTTTCGACCCAGAGATCGACTTCGGTAGGATCACGGAATGCCACGTCAAGTACTCGGACAGCTGGCGCAAGCTGGACTACGGCATCGGCACGGAGCAGTATAACTCTTCGGACATCGCCGACGGCGACAAGGAAGATCCGCCCACCCGGTGGCGTCACTACGAAGGTAACCAGTTTGAAGTCTGGCCTACCCCTTCCAGCAACGAGTGCGTCGTACGTTTCAAGGCTATCAAGCGACTGCCCAAGATGGTCAATGACCACGACCTGGCTTTGCTTGACGACAATCTGATCGTCCTGTTCGCCGCTGCCGAGATGCTCGCCCGCGCGAAGTCTGATGACGCCCAGGGCAAGATGAGTGCTGCCAACGAACTGTTCACCAAGCTCAAGGGCAGCGGCATCAAGAATGATGTCTTCGTGATGGGAGGCGGTATGCCTGTTGAAGGTCAAAGCTTCCTTAACGGCGCGCGTATCCTGCCCAGCACCAGGGTCTAATTTATGGCATATATCGTCGTCGAGAACTTTTCAGCCGGCCTCGACACTCGGAGGCATCCCCTCACGGCCAAGCCTGGTACGCTACAGAAACTGGTCAACGCCCACTTGTCGCGTGGCGGTGAGATTGAAAAGCGTAAGGCTTTTGAGCTGATTAACCCAAGCATCAATCAGAACATCTTCACCAATCCTTTCCACGGATTGCAGGCTACGGCAGACAAGATCTATACCTTCACGGACTTCTGGGGTAGCAGCACGACAAGCAATGAACTTCAGATTGGCACAAGCGGGGTTTACGTCAGACTGATCAAGCATCCTAGTTGGGAGCTTGGTGCTTCAGCACCTTTCCCATCCTTGGTGGACGTTCCTTACACGACCCTTTACGGAGGTAAAACTTTCATCATCACGAAATGGGATAACGGAGACGTCATCCCTTACTTTGACGGAGAATTTATTCCAGACTTTTACATCGGAACGACAAAGGCATGGATGGCTAATCGTCCCAACGTGTGGGATGGTTTCGCCGGCACCATTGTTTGGCAAATCAATGGTGGAAGTTCTGGTTCTAATTCAACTACTGGATGGTCTGCTTCTGGTTCAAATGGTGTGCAAAACACTCCTGGCTACGTTGACGTTACGGCTCCGGAAGGGGTGAATTTTACTCCTTCATTTACGACCGATCCTCTTGTCCCTGTCGTCATCTCGACGTTGCAGGACTATGTCGCGCCAAAGGCAGAAGTACTAGCTTCTGGTTCTTTTGCCGTCACCGGAGGTTATGCACAGCCGGCAACCTTGTTTAAGGATGGACGCAACTTTGACGCAGCTGCATGCCCAGGCATCCGCAGTATCCGTGTCGGCGCGTCTAGTCCAACTGCTACGGACGGACTTGATTTGCTTGGCTGGGGTGGCACGGTTGGTCTGCGATTTGATACATATTCACCGACTTACACCACAGGCTCAAACTGGGGATCATTGCTGTTTAATATCGCAAAGGTAATCAACGAAAACTCTACAGCAGGACTTAACCACAAGTACTCTGCGTATTCGTATCGTCGTGACACAAACAGCGGAAATGACACGAATTCTATGTACCTTTATGCTCCTGCTGAAAAAGGCGTAGAAGCCAACGGCGAGCTAATCCAAGTCGAGTTTGACGCTAATCCTAACGCAGTTTACGACCTTCACCAATTGGTTGATCCTGCTTCCATAGCGGTAAGCCCATATAACCCTAGCAGGTTTATCGCCACTATGGGTACTCTTAACGGAGGATCTACCAATGCAATTACTTCTGTCACCGTTGATGGTGTTGAAATCATGGGTACGCCGACTAACTGGAGCGTATCCCACAGTAATCTTATGCAGCAGGTTGTTGATAAGATTAACGCACATGTGTCTTCGACGGAGTATAACGCAACGCTTTCGGCAGGCCGTGTAGTAATTACGGCTTTGCCTGGTACTGGTTCTAGCCCAAACGGACGTCCGGTCGAGGTAAAGACTAGTGGAAACGTTGTCATTGGAAGCGTCATCGGAATGAACTTTGGCGTCAACGCCGTCGCCGGCAAACGTAAGGTCGTTCGCTATTCAATCGGCGGTAGCACCTTTTACCCGGAAAAGAATGTCACCTTGATCGCAACCAAGGAACTGGACGCAGCAAACCCCATCTATTGGGGTGCGACTCGCGTAACCAATTCCAAGGGTGTAGCCGCGCTTACCTACAAGACCAAGGCACACCTGGCGTCTGGATCTAGCCTGTTCTTCTCCGGCGTAAACCAGCCCACCAAGTGGGGCCAGGATGGAGTCGGCGCCGGCTTCATCAACATGTCCAATAACAACGGAGGCAATGAAGTGCTTACGGCTGTCGCCCTGTACCAGGGTAACGTGGCTTCGTTCTCCCGCCGCACCATCCAGCTTTGGAGCATCGACACGGATCCGGCCAACAATCGACAGGGGCAGATCCTGGCTAACACCGGTTCCTTCGGGCAGAAGAGCGTCATCTCGGTAGGAGACATCGACGTCTTCTATCTTTCCGACTCCGGAGTTCGGTCTATCCGCGCGCGAGACAGCTCCAATTCAGCCGTCGTAAATGACGTCGGTACGCCTATTGACGGACTGGTCTTGTCGGACATCGCCAACATGACCTTCGACCAGAAGGCTAAATGCCCAGCCGTCATCGAACCTATCGATGGACGCTACTGGCTGGCTATTGGCAGCAAGATCTACGTCTACTCGTACTTCCCAAGCAGCTCCGTTGCCGCCTGGTCTACCTATGACTCCGGTCATAACTTCACGGAATTCACTACCAAAGACGGCAAGGTATACGGCAAGGAAGGGAAGAATGTGTACGTCTATGGCGGACTGGACGGAAATACCTACGACAACAGCGAGATTGAGGTAATCCTACCCTACCTGGACGGAGGCAAGCCGGCGCACATGAAGACTCTTTTGGGTCTAGATATGACCTGCGAAGGCGAGTGGGCGGTCGAGATTGGTATGGATCCGGTTGCTCCGGACGCCCGCGATCTTGTGGCTACGGTCAGCCAGCCCACCTTCACCCTTGGCCGAATCCAGGCTACCGGGATGGGGACGCATGTAGGCATCCGCATGACCAGTAACTCGGACGGCTACGCGCGATTGGCTAACCTTATCGCCCACTTCGACTTCAATGAAAGCGACTGAACTGTATCCCGAAGGGGTGCAGCACGTCGTCCACAACATGAGGGCGAAGGACCAAGCGGAGATTTACGCTACCCAATGGACCGACGACCCTTGGGAATTCGGCAACTCGATCCTGCGGATGAACGGCGGCGGGTATATCCTACATGCCGACGACGGCGAACCAGTCGTCGCCTGCGGTGCCATGCCCATGTGGAACGGCGTCATGTCGATTTGGATGTTCGCAACCGACAGGTTCGACGAGATATCTCTATCCGTACACAGGTTCGCCAAGAGGGTGTTTTTCCCAGTCCTAGACGAAATCGGATGGCATCGCCTGGAGTGCCGGAGCATCGCAACCCACGACGTCGCCCACCGATGGCTGGAGCTGCTCGGCGCGGTAAAGGAGTGTGAGGTATCCAACTACGGCAAGGCCGGTGAAGCGTTCTATCTGTATTGCTGGACAAAGCCGCCGGCAGAGACACAATCGACTCAAACCAATGTGTAGTGTAAACCCAGCGACGTACGGAAAGCCGTTGAAGCAACTCCGAGGAATCGGTGGTAGCATCATTGGTGACTTGCGACAGGGTGGAAGTCCTACATCTAATCCGATTAAGCGTAGTCTTAATAACGCATCTCCTGCCGGTCCGCAGACTCAATACTCACCCTCTACCGGCGTAACCCCTGTAAACCAAGCAAGCCCACTAGCCAACGCGATGGTCGGTATGGCAATCGCCAAGCAAAACCCTAACGCCTTCGCAAACGGACCTATTAAGATGAATAATTCTGCAAACAAGACCGGGAGGGTTATCTCCTAATGTGCTTCGGTGGCGGAGGCGGTGACGGTGGCGCAGCCCAAGCCCGCGCCGACGAGATGGCGCGCCAAGCCCGCATCAAGCAGGGCATCGGCAACGTAAACGAAAGGTTTGAAAAGTTCGACAAAGGTTTCTTTGACTCTCGCGGACAGGCTTACCGGAACTTCGCCACCCCCCAGGTCAATGACCAGTATAAGCAGGTTGGCGATCAGTTGGCCTTCAGCCTAGCCCGCACCGGCCTTGACCAGTCTAGCGAGTCTGCCCGCCAGCAGGGCGTACTGATGCGTGACAACGCCCTTGCCCGACAGACCCTGGCTGAAGGTGCTACCACGGAAGCGACGAAGGCTCGCCAAGCCGTTGAAGACCAGCGCAACTCCCTTATCTCACAGGTCAATATGACCGCAGATCCGGAGATGGCTGCCCAGAACGCCCTGCGTTCCGCCGGCATCCTGGAGCAGCAGCAGGCTTTCAACCCTGTTGCCAACTTGTTCGCCAATACAACCGGACTTCTGTCCGCCGCCCAGAACGCCGGTTACTACTCTGGCGGTCCTGGCCTAAAACCCTTCCGTGAATTCGTCGGTCTTGGTTCTAAACAAAACCGCGTCGTCGGTTCTGGATCTTAATATTATGTGTACTCCTCAAATTCAACAGGCCATCGCAGGCGCGCAAGCTGCCGGTATCATCCCCGGTCAGCAGGTTAACCCCCAGGATGCTATGGCCGCAGGGCAGGTTGGCGCCGCCATGGGTCAGTCTGCACCGCAGTTTGACCCTCGTCAAAACGATCCTCGATACAATAAATTCGGGGCGACCGCTCAACAGATTTCTGAACTATTTGATCCTCGTACCGGACAGGTAACCCGCCAGGTTGGTCCGCCCAGGGAAATGCAAGTCGTTCCTATCAGCCGCGCAGAATTCGACGAAGAAGGTCCGGTGATGAGCGACAGCATCCAAAGCATTCCCCAGCACATGATGCGTAAGGAATACGCTCCGATGCAGCCCATTCAGCGAATCCAGCGTTCACCTACTGTCGGAGAAATCCTTGGCATCAAGCCAGGTCAGTACGAAGAAGTCGGCGGCCCTGGTGACTTCCGCAACCTAAACGTCCCCCTTCGTTAATGTGCTACCCTGTTGCCATCGCACTAGCTCTTACGGCGGCAGGATCTGCCGCCCAGGCTGCCGGCGCTCGTCGCGCCGCAAAGGCTATGGCTGGCGCGCGTACGGCTGAAAGCATCCGCCAGAAAGGATTCCAGGATCAAGCCGACTCCGTAGTCGCCGAATCCCTTAATAAGTCCGGCAAGGACGCTACTGATGTCGGAATGAAGGAAGCCGCCGCCAAGCGAGCTGCCGACGCCGACGCTGCTGTCGGAGAAGTTCGCGCTCCAGTTGAAGCTGTTGGTGAGAACATCGCTGGCGACCAGTCTATCAACCAGGTAATGGCAACGGAGGAAGACGTAGCCAGAAATAAGAACCTAGGCTACGCAACACAGCAAGGGCGAGCAAAGGCCGACCTTCTGTCTTTCAACGACATCACTTTCCAAAACGCGATCAACAACATCCGTGCAGGTCAGCAACTAAACACAGTCGGCAACTTCATGCGTGGTTCGTCCAACGTACTACCCATCGAACTGGAAGCCGCTTCCCGCAAGGGGGACAACCTAAAGACACTCGGAACCGTTCTGTCTACGGCAGGGTCTGTCGTTGGCATGGGTGCTGGTGCTGGGTGGTGGGATCCAAAGACTGTGGCAGACACCGCTGGTACTGTCGCGTCTGCCGCTCCGGTCGCCGCTGGTGGAACTAAACTTGGAGTCAATTATGGCAACCTTCTGCTTCGTGACGGACCTGTTGATATCTTTGGTAACCCAATTGGACTTCAGACCACACCGATTACCGTCCCTGCAATCAAACCTTTTAAAATCTAATGAATCGCGTAAACGTCCAAGGCGACCCTTACTGGGCGAAGGCTACCGAGAATGTTGCTAACCTTTTCAATCCGGAGGCGGAAGCCAAAGGTGCTGCTGTGCTTTCTTCCGCTCGTTACAACAACGCCCGCGCCGCCGGCGTAGAAGATCAAAACGCTGCCTTTAGTGACGCATACCTTGCTGCCGCCGGATACTCGCCGGCAGAGATTGCAGCCGCTCGCATCACCCGCGACAACTCGTTGTCTTCCTTTGGCAAGGGCATTAATACGCTTCGCGGTGGTGCGCTGATCGCTGGTGGTGACTACCGCCAGGGTCTTGCCCTTACCGATCCAGGTTCGTGGAAGAACTTCGCCGAAGGTGACACAACCTACGCCGCAGTAACCGACCCGGCTACTGGTAAGATTGACCCAAGCCTTGCTGCCGTATTTGGTCAAGGCGTCAAGAACGAGGGTGGAAACACCTATGTTTGGGATCCGGCCAACAAGACCTTCAAGGTTCTGGACGTTAATCCGCAGGGTCAGAGTTCCCTTGCCGGCGGACAGGCGAAGACCGACGTCGCGGGAGCAAACGTCAACAAGATCAACACCCAGGCTACGGCTATCAAGAACTTGAGCGAGGCGCAGATCGCTGACCGCGCGCGTCTTACCGACGCCCAGATTGACGACTTGGTAAACAAGGGTGCAAACCGCGACCTTCTTACCCTTTCTCGTACGCAGGCCATCGAGTTTATGAATGGTCTTGCGAAGGATAAGAACGACGCGCTGATTGAGAATATCAAGGCCAAGACCGCAGGATTCAACGAAGAGTCTGCCGCCCGAATCAATCGTACGAATTCGCTCATTAACCTTGATGCAATCCGTGGGCAGGTCGCCCTACTCGGCGATCCGGTCAAGAAGGCCCAGGCCGAAGCTACCCTTTACCGGTCCATCGAAAACCACTACGCCAGGGACTTCTCGGAAAATCTTGGTAATGCCAACCAATGGGAGAAAGTTGACCCGCTCCAGAAGAAGTCCCTGTCGGACCGCGCGCTTGAGTACATGCGTCGAGGCGACGACTTCGGCCTGGCCTTGGCGAAGTCAGAAAAGGACCATGGTTTGACCGGGAAGATGGTTCGCGGCCAGAAGACTTCGTTCTTCGGTCTTCGTACCGCTCCGGACGGAAAGGTTACTTTTGAAGGCTTCACCGCTCCGTCTGACCTGGCTGACGCGGTCGCCGCCGGCGCAGCCCCTGGTGCCGCTCCGGCTATCGCTCCTGCACCAGCTCCCGCTCCTGCACCAGCTCCCGCTCCTGCACCAGCTCCTGCCGATGCTCCGAGATTGACTGATGATGCGGCTGGTCGTGAGGCTTACGCCAAGTTGCCAAAGGGTGCTGTTTATGTTGCTCCAGATGGAACGGTCCGTACAAAGGAGTAATGAGCAATTTCTGGGACAAGGACAAGCCAGCACAGCCCAATCAAGATACTAAACCGAAGGTTAACTTTTGGGAGCAGGACAAGCCTGCATCCGTTCCCGAACAGGTTGTCCAGCCGCCTGTCGTCAAAGAACCAGTCGTCGCCGTAGAGCAGCCTGCTCCGGTCGCCACCGCTCCGTCGGTATCTGACGCATTCAAGGCCGCTACTCCGAATGAACCAGTCGTCGATCCGGTAAAGGAAGCGAAGAAGCAGGAACTGATTAAGGAACTGATTGGCGCAGGCCGGCAGCTCGGACAGGACATCGAAGCCCCTGGCATGGCTGACCTTCAGCAGCCACGCCTTCGCATGGGCAACACCACGACTGGTGCTACCCGACCAAAGGATCCTGTCATCAAGCCGTTCTTCGACGCCGTCGGGGATTCATTCGCCCGCTCTTGGCTTGGTTCGACCCAGTCCGACCTTTACAAGGGTCTTGCTCGACGACTGAACGCCAAGAATGTTTACGCACAGGGAGGCGCACCTGCCCTAGAGTCTAGGTTTGAAGAACTTTTGGGAAGGCTTCGTATGAAAACCGCTTTTAGCGGTTTGAGCAACGAAGAGTACGAAGAACTAAAGGATCTTGGCAGTCTATTCGGATTTAAAGTTTCTCCTGTGGGAACCCTTAATGGCAATCCTGTGAGCCGAGAATCAATTGGATTGAGGCTAGACGATGAAATCGGCAAGCTAAAGCTACTTGTCAAGGATACCAATGAAGCCCTCAAGGGCGTACAAGGTACGACCAAGGGCATGGCTAACCTTGAAAAGGCTAAAGGTTTCTGGGAGTCTACGAAGGCTATTGTTTCTTCCCCTCTGGATATCGCAGCCGAAGGATTCGGTGGATCGCTCACCGGAACTGCAAAGGGTGCTGTTGCTGCCGCCGTAATGGCTGCCGCAGCTCGACGCGGTGGTGCTGGTCCTTCTGCAATCAAGTGGGGCGGCCTTATCGGTGCCGGTATGTCTACGGCCAAGGACGCCTATGACGGCAACCTGCTTGAGAAGTTGGTCAATTGGGGTGAAGCCAATGGAGTCGATGTCCTTGCCGACGTCGATGGGTGGGTTGCTGCCGCCAATAAGAATCCGGAAAACTTCGACCAGGAATACGCCAAGGCAAAGAAGGACGCCCAGTTTGAAGCCAACGTCGAAGGTCTTGCCGTGACTGGTCTAGGCGGCGCGATGGAAGCGTTGCCTGGCGGAAAGAAGTGGCTTGCCCGCGCGATCATCGGACGAGGCAAGGAAGCCTTTGAAGAAGTCGGTACTACCTTCATCGGAAATGTCGCCAAGGGCGACATGGGTCGCTCGCAGGATTACCTTCTGTCTGCGTTGCTCGGTGCCGCTATGGGTGGTACGGAAGACATCGGCGGCAACACTCTTGCCGGAACCGTATCCGCTCAACAGACCGCACAGCAGAATGCTGATCGCCTCAACACCGTCGGTCTTGGCATTCCGATTTCCACCGCTCCTGTCGCCCCTGCTGCTAGTGGTGCTACCCAGCCTCCTCCTGCCGCCCCGACGCCTGCCGCTCCTACTCCTGCGCCGGCAGCCCCTGTTGCACCTACGGCTCCTGCTCCTATCGCCGGCGAAGTCGTTCCTCCTGCCCCCGCTCCGGCTACTCCCGCGCCGGCTCCTGCGACTGCTGCTCCTGCTCCGGCCGCCCCAGCAACCGCTACAAACGCAACCCCTGCCCCTGCCCCTGCTGCCGCACCGGCAGTCGATACGACCGCGCTAGAGCAACAACTGAATGCATCCAGGGAATTGCTGTCAAAGTATGAAGCAGCCAGGGCAAAGGCAGAGTTTGAAGTAGAGGCTGCCAATGCAGCCCTCCAGGATGATCCAGAGAATCCCGCAAAGATTGCGGCAGCCCAAGCAGCCCAATCCCTTCTAGATTCAACCAACGCTGGCTATGACGCAGCCACCACCCAGGTGGCTGACATCACCGCGCAACTGGAGGCTGCCTCCAAAGGAGGAGCATCACAGTCTGCCCCTGCCGCTCCTGCCCCCACCGCCGTTCCTGCTCCTGCAAACCCTGCCCGACAGGCTTTGGTTGACGCCGTTGCAGCCGCCGACGTCGAATACCAGGCATCCGTGTACGCCATCAATAGTCGCGACGGATCTGACCCTGCGGGTGACCAGGCCGCCATTGATAGGTTCAAGAAGGCTGCTGCCGCTCAAGAGGCTGCTCAACGTGCTTTGTTTGCTTTCGACAGGAATCCAGCCCCTGCGCCGGCGCCTGCACCTACTGCCCAGGCTACGCCTGCTCCTACCCCTGCGCCTGCTCCTGCAGCACCAAAACCCGCACCCGCCGCCGCTCCTGCTCCTGCCGCCCAGTCTACCCCCGCTCCTGCCCCTGCTCCCTCGCCTACCCCTGTCCCTCCTGGTCCTACGCCACCCCCGGCAGCAGCCCCTGCCCCTGCCTACGACGGAGGCGACCCTCGCAACGACCCTCGATTCGACGACCTGCGTCGTAGCGTCAAGGAAGACCTTCGCCGCGCCTACCAGTTCCTCCTAGAGCAACAGCAGAAACTGGCGGACATGAAGGCGAAGAACTACAAGACGGAAAAGAAGGAGAAGCAGATTGAGAAGATCAAAGCCAACATCGCCCAGCTTCTCGGCGACCCTGCACCTGCTGCCACGGCTACTCCTGCTCCTCAAGCCGCCCCTGCCCCGCAGGCTACCACCGCTCCGACCGCACAAGCAGCCCCTGCTCCTGCACCCCAGGCTGACGCAACCCCTGCCCCCACTCCAGCTCCGCAGGCAACCCCTGCCCCTGCTCCTACCCCTGCTCCAGCCCCTACGGCTGACGCTACGCCCGCTCCTGCTCCTACCCCTGCTCCTACCACTCCCGCCCCTGCTACCCCCGCTCCAGAGGCAAAGCCGAAGCGTCCTTCTATCGTCGAAGGTCTTCGCCAAGGACTGGAAGCCATCAAGGGCAAGGAGAAGTCCGGCGCGCCTACCCCGCCGGTCCAGCCGTCTGGTACGCCTGTCGCCGCCGACCCTCGCAACGACCGCCGCTTCGACGCCCTTAACCGCAACCTAAAGCAGGACGTCCGCCAACTGCACAACAAGGTAATCAACGACCAGAAGACGCGCGAGAAGGCTATCAAGGAAGGACGCTCGACCAAGAACCTGGATGACCGAATCGCCCAGAACAAAGAGAAGATTGAACGCATCCTGTCCGGTCAGCCGGCCGCCAAGCCTAATGCCCCTGTAGATCCGAACGTCGCCCCCATCGACCCGACCGCCGGCGACCAGACCTACGACTACGATGAGACGCCGGCAGCTCCAGCGCCAACGCAGGAATCTACCCCGGAACAACGTCGCGACAGCGCACCTGGTCGTAACAGACAAACAAAGAGCAGTAACGAAAATGAAAGTGGCAATGACAATGGACGTCAGCAGTTTTCGTACGATGAAAAAGGAAAAGACCGCGAAGATATCGACGACAAGCTGGGCGACTTCATGCTTGAAGGTGAGGATTGGTTTAAACCAAACAAAACCGCAAGACAGGTCCTCCAGAAAATCATTGAATTGAATGGCGTGTTTTCTCCCATCGCAAAGATCATCCTTCAAGTAGGAGACAAGAAGTCTCTTGATCGAAAGGTGACCAGCGGAGATGTCGATGGAGGACATTGGGCGCCACTTGATAAAATCACGGATTACGACACCGAACTTCCTAACGGAGATCATCCTTTCAGATATGATGAGGTTATCTACGTCGGTGCGCTTCAGAACGAAGGTGTTAGCGTAGAAGCTGTTACTGTGGAAGAAATCGTGCATGCTGCTACGGTATCAAAATACCCTAACGACCTTCGTGAGGCTCTGTCCGAGGCGATGGAACCTACGCCAGAGCAGAAAGCAAAAGGACAAAAGAAACTTGTTGGTAAATCTAGGACGGAGAAGGAAATTCAAGTTGCAAGGGATTACGCAAAGAACGGTTCTAATCCGGAGTGGAGAAACCTGTGTCGTGCATATGTAGCGTTCACGGATAAGATGCAGTCGGAAAAAGGATTCAAGCCTCGTGATCTTTTGCATGCAGGAATCGATTATCGTGCATCAAATCTTGCTGAATTCATGGTAGGCGCCCTCATCGAACCCGAAGTACAGAGAATCCTTTCAAGCATCCAAGATCCTGAATACAAGCAGAGCGTCCTTCGTACTTTCTTTGACGCCGTAATGAAGGCGTTCAATATCTCGCAGAAGCAGATGGAGTCTATGCTAGGAACAACCATTTCTTCGATTGAGGCGATCGCAGCAAGCGAACGTACGTTGAAGGAAGGAGAAGGTTATTACGGACCAGTAGATGAAGAGACCAGACAACAAATGGAAAGGGGCGATTATGCCCAATCCAACAACCTTCCTGCCGATGCGAGCGATACGCCTGGCATCGTGCAACAGTTGTCCGGTCAGAAGCTTTCAGAGGCTGCAGCCTCTGAAATCGAAATCCGTTCTGAAGAAGGTCTTCAGCCGGACTTCCTCGACGAAGCCGGCGTGACTGACTTGAAGGGTCATCTAAAAGATCTTCTCGAAAGACTGGACGTGTCTCTAGACGCAGCTCGACAGTACGGAGACACGCCCGCAGAAAAGCGAAAGAACATCAAGGCAGCAAAGGATGCCATTGCGGCAGTCCAGGGAGCGATTGATGCCTTGAACCGCCAGAAGTCTGAAACAAGGCAGGACAACGCACCTAGGGCTGGTGCTGTGGTAACCCCTGATGGCGACGTAGCCAACCACCGAGACTCCGGTCTGGCAAAGAGAGGATTCGTGTCTGCTATTTCCGACGAGAAACTTTCAAATAAAGACAGGGAATCTCTGTCAGTTGATTTTGAATTCGTTGATGAGGAAAAGTTCAGCGGATACGTTGCTCGACTGATGCGCAACGGACAGAGAATCGGAAGGATTGAAGTAGAATTTGATGAACGTTCTTCAACCGCAAAAATCGGTGAGTCGCGTGTTGCAGATGAAGAGCAGAACAAAGGCTATGGAACGATCCTTTATGCAGAAGCAGGAGAGCGTCTTCGACGACTTGGCGCTACACGACTTACTGGGGATCTTGCCAATTCTGAAAGCGTACCGCTTATCATTCGAGAGAAAGTATTCGGTAAAGGTTCTACGAAGGTAACCTACAAAGGCGATGAGATGTCCGTTGATGACTTCCGTAAGATTGATCCGGACAAGGTTGATTGGAACGGACTTTATAGTCCTACTATTGAAACGAGCGTACCTCTTGATCCCATCTCGCAGAAACTGGCGGCAGACATCAAGGCCGCCTCGCAAGGCGACCCTGCAACTCTGATGGAGCGTGTCACCAAGCTACTCGACCAATGGGAACGCGACGTGTTGGGCGACCCGGACAAGCCCAGCTACAGGCTTCTTTCAATCAACCCGCAGGCTTTGTCCGCTTGGGCATACCGCATCTCCAAACTGATCGTCAAGACTGGCATGAAGTTCGCCTCCTGGGCGAAGAGCATGGCTGGGAAGATGAGCAAGCAGCAGATGAAGGACGTGTGGAATCGCGCCAAGGTTCTCGCCAGATTCCCGATGTCCATCGTCACCATGCGATTCTTGGACAGCCGTGCTGACAAGATGTGGGAGCATGTCTCCCAGAATCCCAATTCGCCTACCATGCGTAAGCTGGCGAATCTTATCTTCACCAAGGCTGGTCCGGACGCAGACGCCGAAGTCACGACCATCGGTCCGGACGGCAAGCCTGTCACGGAAGCAGTCCGCAATTCTATTCCGCAGCGCATCAAGCAGATCCGCGCGCAGTTCGCCAACCAGTATTCCAATATCATCAACCGATTCGCCAACGAATTCGCGAAGATGAACGCCGACCAGCGTAAGGAATGGGACAAGCAGTTCCGCCGCTACGTCATCGGCCTTGACCCTCTGCCTTCCGGCGACCTTGGACAGGCTGTCCTTGAATTCCGCAGCATGATGAGGGACTTGCTCAACTACCAGCGTAAGGCCGGCATGGATATCGGCGACGCCGGTGATGGCTACTTCCCCCGCGTCTGGTCTGCCAAGAAGATCCAGGAAAACCTCCAGGCTTTCTACGACGCCGCAAAGCAGATGTACCAGAAGCGCGACCTGCGACTTCTCAACAAGGCAATCGATGAAATCAACGCCGGCGTTGACGCCGAGGCTGCCCGCAAGAAGCAGCTTGATATCGACGCAAACAAGCGCGGAGCAAACCGACGCATCAAGACTGACGCAGAGTATCAGCAGGACGCCCGCGACCGGGCTGACGAACGCATCGCCGAACTACAGGCGGAGCATGACGCCAAGGACGACGCCCATTACCAGAAGATGGCAGAAGACTGGGCGTGGCGCGCGCAGAACGGACGCCTGGACGAAGTCCAGCTTGGAGACTCCGGCATCCGCCAGGCAACCCTTCCGGATCACGCCGACCCTCGCACCTTTACCGACGAGGAAGCCTCCATCGCAGACGCCTTCATGGACGATGACATCGACAAGACCGTCACTCGTTACGTCTACTCTTCCGTCAAGAAGGCTGAAATCGCCCGCGCCTTCGGAGCCGACGGCAAGAAGTTCAGCGACATGATGGTCGCGTTGATGAAGGAAGGATTGGACGAGAACGCGCAGGAAGAAGTAGCCGACCTTATCCGTGGTTCTCTCGACGTAGGAACCAGCAGGCTGAAGGGATTCCAGGCCAAATTCATGGACTGGGCTAACTTCGTCGTCGTATCCGGTTACCTCACGTTGAGTTACATCAACAACCTGTTCCTTGAACCTATTTCATATGGTATCCGCACCGGATCGCCACTCCTTGCTATCGAAGCCGTGGCGAAGACTTGGGCGCACTTCGGACGTGAAATAGTCAACTCGGCCGCTACGGCCAAGCTGGTTCGCAAGAAGTACGGAAGCCGATTTGAACTAGCGAAGGCTATGGATACGGCTTTGGCTGAAACGCTCGGCCTTACCCACGTCGAACTTGAACGCATCGCCCAAGACAGCGCGATTGACTTCAACGCCGACCAGGAAACCGAAGGCAGCCCGATGGCTCGCTGGCTCACCCAGCGCGTCCTTCGCGCCAACCTCATGGAGCAGTCCGAACGCGCGAAGATTTCCGCTTCGATGGCTATCGCCAGGGGGCATCTCCTCAACGTCGCTCGCACGTTCAATGGAAACTCTCCGTTGCAGAAGGTATTCAGTATGATCCCAGGTGTCAGCGAATCCGGAGAGACTTCCGCAAGGGGTATGCTTCGTGAAGCAGGCGTCGCCGACGCTGATCACGCTTCCTTCTCGGCATTCGTCGCGTCCCTAAAGGACATGAACGACTCCGACTACGAAGCCGCTGTCCTAGGTGGTAGCAGAGAAGCAGCCCTGTATCGTCAAGCTCTCCAACGTACCAGCACCGGCCTTGCCATCCAGACCGACGCTTCCATGAAGATTGCCGGATCTGATAACATCATCGGTCGCTTGCTTATGCAGCTGATGAACTACTCCTACGCATACTCAAACCTGGTGAAGGATCGTATGTACGACATGGCTCTCGGCGTGTTCAAGCGTTCAACCCCGCAGGAACAGATCACGGCCCTAGACCGCGTGAAGTACGCCATGCCTCTCATGGCTGGCGGGTTGATGACTACTGTGGCTTCGGTTGCCACCAAGGCTTTCGTTGCCTCGATGTTCCCCTCCGACTCCGGCGACGACTGGATGGAAAAGGAAGATGATTTGAAGTTCCTGGATGCCGCCTCCTACGCCGGCATGTTCGGAAAGAAGTTTGAATATGCCATGCGCTGGTTCTCTCGCGGACAGCTCCCTGGCGGACCTATTCCGGAAGCCATCGGTCGCCTTGGAGGTGCCGCCTACAAGGCTGCCGCCAACGCCGGAGACTCCGACGCAGCCAACTACAACGCCGCCAAGGCCGTCAAGGACACCGTCCTAAAGCCTGCGGCTGTAGGAACAGTATCAGCCATCAACCCTGTCGCTGGCGGCGTAGTTAACTACTTCGCCCGCGACAAGGATGTCTCCGAGTGGATTGTCGAGGGTCTGTCCGGCACCCCTAAACCCAAGAAGTAACGAATCAGTTGACGAATGTTGGGTGTTGTGGGAGGATGCTCTCGCAATGCCCAACATTGATACCGACGCCCTGGCCGATAAGCTCCACGCTGATCTCGGCCTACAGACTGAAATGGGACGCGAATACCTCCGCGCCATTCTTCCCCTCGCCCAGCTTATGGATCATAAGCAGCGGGACTACGGAAGCAGCAACATCAGTCTGAACGGCGAGTTGGGTGTCATGGTCCGCACCCAGGACAAGGTCAGTCGCATCCGGAATCTCCTCACCAAGGAGATGAAGGGCGAACCTGCCGCATCGAACGAACCTATCGTCGATTCTTGGTCCGATCTCGCGAACTACGGCGTCATCGGCCTGCTCCTCCGGAGCGGCAAATGGCGCTAGACCTAGATTAAGACCGGCCAAGAGAAGGCCGCCTGGCTAAAGACATACCGGACCGCAAACCCGGCGAGATACCTTCTCGGCCTAGCCAAACAGAGGGCTACGCGGTACGGCCTAGAATTCGATCTGAAGCCTTCCGACATCCCGATTGGCAAAGTATGCCCAGTCCTTGGTCTGACGTACAAGAGGGGCATAAACGGCACCCCAATTGACACATCCCCGACCATCGACCGGATCGATAATTCAAAGGGGTATATCAAGGGTAACGTAATTGTGGTTTCGTACCTGGCTAACCGCATCAAGTCGTCGGCCAACGCCGAGCAACTGGGCAAAGTCTACAGGTGGCTGAAACGGTTGACCAAAGCCCAGTCCTAGACAAGATGGTAGGGGTATGATCCTCGCCTCTATCACGCTCGTTATTGGTTTCGCCTGCGGTTTTGCCGCCGGCGTGAAAAATGCCAAGTCCTCCAAGGTCGCCAAGATCAAGGAAGTCGCCGAAGTCTTCAAGTCCGACAAGGAGTAAGTGCGGTACGTCCTGCCAGTCGTAATACTCGCGCTGGCAGGATGCTCGTCCAAGCCGGAGCTGCCAGTTCAGCCCCCCGCGCCGACCAAGCCGGACGCCGTAACGACCCTAGGCAAGGACTTGGACAAGACCGACCATCGCGTCGGTGCTGCCCTGGTCGCAATTGAACGGAACGCGGACAAGCCGAAGGTAGTGGTGGCTGAATCTCGACTAGCCCAGTCATACCTCCCACCTGTCCCGCCTGCGGACGTCGCATTCGCGGAGGCGCGGGCGGCCAAGGGTAGTGAAATCGACTACGCCAAGCAGATGGCCTTCGGCCGGCAGCTGGCTACGGCTGTCAATAAGGCTTGGGAGCGGCTTGAGAAAGACCAGGCGGAAGCCAAGCGTGTCTCCGATCTAAAGGACAAGAAGATCGCGGAGCTGACCGAGAAGATCGAGCAGGGGAAGAAGGATATCTGGACCATGGCCGGCGTCGCGCTGGCTGTGATTGGCGGGGTGGTGACTGCCCTGGTAGGTCCACGCACCGGCATCCCATTGCTGCTGTGCGGTGGTGCAATCGGCGCATTCCCATTCGTGGTGGATAGTCCGTATTTTAATTATATCGCCGGAGGTTCGCTTGCCGTCGGGTGTGGACTGTTGCTCTACCTGCTGTGGGACTACGTCCGTGACAAAGCCAATGAAGACACGCCCAAAGATCAAGGTGGAGTTTAAGGAGCTGGGCGAACATCCGCCCACCAACTCCAACAGCACCGACTTCGGCCAGGCCGACAAGGCTACCGGCGAGGTGACTCTTGATCCTCGGCAGCCGGAGTCTGAAATGCTAGATTCTGCAATCCACGAATTTTTGCACGTCGCCTGTCCATACATGGCTGAAAAGAATGTGGCTACAACGGCGACCATCGTAGCCGAAGCCCTCTGGAAGATGGGATACAGACGCCGATGAAGCCACCAGATGAAGCCCAGTCCGGAGCGGACCTAATCACGCACCTCAAGCAAGGTGGATTCACGGCAGCCCTTATCGGTATGGCCGGAATGGTGGCAAAGATCCTACTTTCAAACGACGCGGAGATGACCGTCGGTAAGGCTGCGCGTCACGTCCTTGCCGCTGGCATCGTCGCCTGGCTGGTCGGCCAAGGTCTACAGGAAGTGGCTATGTCGCAGGGTCTGAAGACGGCCTGCATCGGCGTAGCCGGCGCCGCCGCAACTCACATCGTTGATTATGCCATCGCCTGGGTTAAGGCGAAAGGGGAGGCGGAGGTTGCCAAGGTAAAGAAGGGAGGCGGCCGTGGTAAAAGGAAAAAGTAAGACCATGCCCACCCTTGAGGTGGCGTTGCTTGGTACGCTCTTCATCGCCGACGCCGTATGCGTCCGGCTGTGGATGATCATGGAGGATATCCGGCTTGCTCTGACAGATCCAGGCGCGATGGCTATCATCGTCACCGAGGATTCGATCAAGAGTGACAGCTCGCGCGTCGAGAACCAACTAAACACAGCACGCTCGGCGTTTGAAGACACCGAGCGTGCGACCGCTGTGTTCAGCGTTTGCCTTGCCCTTATCACCCTCGCGCTACTGGCGAGGATGATGAAGGGCCGGCGTTGATTACTTCGCTTTCTTGAAGCCGCCCACGAACAGGTAGTGGGCGACGCCGCCGTCGAGGGTCTTCTTGCCGGCGTTGTGCGTGGCGCAGGCGTCGGCGACCTTACGCTCGACGTACGCATCGAGGGCGAAAAGGAATTCCTTCGACACTCGCTTACCGTGCGACTTGGCGAACTGTTTGATGAGGCTGGGCTTGATGTATTGGATCTTCATGTTGGGAGGAAGGAAGACAGCATCCTACATTTCGTAGGAGATGTCAAGCCTGTAAAAAAAGCATAGTAAAAACAAAGTGGTGATTGACGACCCTACACCCAGTAGGCACAACCCTCTCATCGGACCCAACACCGTGGACATCAAACTCGACATTAAAAAGCTGGTCGCCCACTTCGGCGGTCGCATCAATCTCTGGCGTAAACTTAACGCCGCCGGCTACACTCTCTCGATCAAGACCATCGAGAAGTGGTCGGAACGCGACAGCCTTCCGGCGCACCGCATCGTCCAGTTGATGGACCTTGCCAAGCGTGACGGCCGTGTCATTGACCTTAACTCTTTCTTGCTAAACTCCGCCCCCAACGCCGAGAAGAAGCTTTCCCCCAACACCGATGAAAAACAAAAAGTCCGCAGCAGCCGTTAAGGCTCTCTCGGAGATGGACGTCGCGGAACTCCGCGACGCCGCCTCCATCCAGAACAACATCGTCGATGCCGCCAAGGCTCGACTCGCCGACATCCAGTCGGAACTGACCACCCGGTTCGCCGACGTGATCAAGTCCGCTTTGGAGGACGAAGGCAAGACCCACGGCCAGCACACCTTTGAGTCCGAGGGCGTCAAGCTCACGTCCGAGGTTCGCGCCACCGTCAAGTGGGACAGCCCCAAGCTTGAACTGGTCGCCCGCTCCCTGCCCTACGACCAGGTTCAGCGCATGTTCAAGATTGAGTTCTCCGTTCCGGAGAAGTCCTTCCAGTCCGTCACCGACAACACCCTCCGCGACAAGCTGCTCGACGCCCGCACCGTCAAGTACAGCGAACCCAAGTTCACCTTCGTTTCCTAATCTCCCAACCCAACCACATGATCAAAATCATCAAGGCTGACGACCGCCTCAAGGCCGTACCCAAGATTAACATCGCCCTGTTCGGCCCCGCCGGCGTGGGCAAGACCACGCAGGCTCGCACCCTCGACCCGAAGACCACCCTCTTCGTGGACCTGGAAGCCGGAACCCTCGCCATCCAGGACTGGCCGGCAGACGTCATCGACGTCCGCGATGTCGCCCAGACCTTTGGCAAGTATCCGTGGGAAATCGCCCGCGCCCTTGCCCTGTACGTCGGCGGCCATGACCCCAGCGATGCCACCGGTCCGTACTCCAAGCCGGTGTACGACGCCGTCGCCACCGCCTTCTCCAACATCGACCTTGCCAAGTACGACACGATCTTCATCGACTCCATCACCGTCGCCGGTCGTGAGTGCTTCAAGTGGGCGAAGGTCCAGCCGGAGACGTTCAACCGTGAAGGCAAGCCCGACACTCGCGGTGCCTATGGTCTGCTCGGCCAGGAGATGATCCGCTGGCTGACCCACCTCCAGCACTCCAACAAGTCCATCATCCTGTCTGGCATCCTCGACCAGGAAATCGACGACCTCAAGCGCGTGTCGTGGAATCCCCAGATTGAAGGCTCCAAGACCGGCCGTGAGCTGCCGGGTATCTTCGACCAGGTGATCACCCTCCAGAACTTCAAGAACGAGGACGGCTCGATGTACCGCGCCTTCTGCTGCCAGCAGCAGAATCCGTGGGGCTACCCCGCCAAGGACCGCTCCGGTCGCCTCGACCTGCTTGAAGCCCCGGACCTCGGTGCGCTCATCAAGAAGATCCGCTCCGGTAAGCGTGTCGATACCAACCTCGTCCGCACCATTCCCGCTTCCACCCCCAATACCAACACCAAGTAATACATAATATGAGCATGTTCTCCCCCACCTCCGGCGCCGGCTCGGCCCCGGAACTCATCCCCAACGGCACCCTGGCGTGGGCGTTGATCACCATCGGCGGCGCGAAGCAGTCGAAGTCCAGCGGCGGCACCTACTACCCGGTGACGCTCACGGTCATCGGCGGTGAACACGAAGGCCGCAAGGTCTTCGACATGATCCCCGACGTGCAGGACGACCGCAACGGCGAGAAGTGGCGCAAGATGGGCATCACGTCCATCACCCGCATCTTCGAGTCTAGCGGTCACTTCAAGCCCTCCGACCCGAAGTCCTACGAGGCGTTCAACGGCAGGGATACTCTGATGATCATGAACTTCATGGACGGCCAGCGCGTAGCCATCAAGGTCAAGGTCGAGAAGAACACCGACCCGGCGTACGCCGACAAGAACAAGGTCGGCGAATGGCTGTCGCCCAACCCAGCCTCCGGCGGCTACCGCGACTTCCAGAAGCTGGTCGCCGGTCAGTCTGGCGTCGTCGAGCAGGCTCGCGCTGCGGCCTTCTCCGCTCCGACTCCGACCGCCGCTCCGGGCTGGGTGAAGACTCCGTCTTCCTCCAATCCGTTCTAATACGTCCTACTCCAGGCGTCCCTTGAGAAAGTTGCTGACAAATCTGAATAACATGTCAGCATCTTCTCAAGGGACGCTTGTCCTTTTGCTCTTTAAAACACAGGGTGAGAGCGGGACGACAACCTGGCCGTCGGTCCAGACACTTCCGTCCACGCTCGCAGCGGTGACGCAGATGTTGGGTTTGCCTCTCCCGCCGCCCCCCTCTTTCCGCTCTAGCGGGAAACTACAACGGCTCCCCTCCCTACCGAAAGGCACAGGGGAGTCTTCCCTTTCACGATGAAGCTCCGGCCTAGGCAGGTGGACTTCGTCCACAAGATCAACTACGCCCTCAACGACAAGGGCAATACGCTCGGCGTCGCCCCTACTGGGGCGGGCAAGACCGTCATGCTTTCCGCCGCCATCAAGGCCGCCGGAAAAGGCAAGACCATCGTCCTCCAACACCGCGACGAACTGGTCGCCCAGAACCGGGCGACATACCGGCGCATCGACGCCGACACGCCGACCGACATCTACGCAGCCGACCGCAAACGATGGTCGGATGGCGTCACCTTTGCGATGGTTCAGACCCTAGCCAGGGAAGACAACCTCGCCACCATGCCGCCTGTGGATCTGCTCGTCATCGACGAAGCGCACCATGTCGCAGCTGAATCCTATATCCGCATCGTCGAGAAGGCGAGGGAGTTGAATCCCTCTGTCCGCATCCTGGGCGTGACGGCTACCCCTCAACGCGCCGACAAGAAAGCCCTAGCCGCCGTCTTCTCCAACGTCGCCGACGTCATCTCCATCAAAGAGCTGATTGAGGCTGGCAACCTGGTCCGCCCCCGCGTCTTCGTCATCGACTGCGGACTACGCTCTGAACTGGCAGGCGTCCGGCGGACTGTCGCCGACTTCGACATGGCCGAGGTGGAGAAGATCATGGATAAGTCCGCAGTCACCGAGCGGGTCATCGGAGAGTGGCGCGAGAAGGCCGGAAGCCGGAAGACCATCGCCTTCTGTTCCACCGTCGAGCATGCGGAGCATGTCACCCAAGCCTTCTGCGACGCTGGCATCAAGGCCGACATCGTCCACGGCAACCTGTCTGACGGCGACCGCCGTCGCGCCCTCATCGACTTTGAGAAAGACCGCACCCAAGTACTGGTCAACGTCGCCGTCCTAACCGAGGGCTATGACTGCCAGACCGTAAGCTGCGTCCTACTCCTCCGCCCCTGCTCATTCAAGTCCACGATGATCCAGATGATTGGTCGTGGCCTGCGCAAGGTAGACCCGGAGAAGCACCCAGGAGTCATCAAGTCAGACTGCATCGTCTTGGACTTCGGATACTCCATCCTAACCCACGGCGGACTGGACAGCGACGTCGTCCTTGAACCTACCAAGGGCCAGGCGAAGACCAAGGTCTGCCCTTCCTGCAAGATGGAAGTACCCCTCGGCGTCGCCACCTGTCCGGCCTGCGAGCATATCTTCGACGGCGTCGAGCGTCGCCAGAAGGAAGCCGAGGAACGCGGTGCGCTTGAGAACTTCACCCTCACCGAGGTGGAGATCCTTGAGATGTCCCCCTTTCGGTGGGAATCTTTCTGGGACGGCATCGTGACCATCGCCTCCGCTATGACCGCATGGGTCGTAGTCGTGCAGCACGACGGAAAGCAGTACGCCATCGGCGGCCGGGACGGACAGACTGGTGCGACGCTCATCTCCGTCACCGACGACCGGCTCCAGGCTGTCGCCTCCGCCGACGACTACCTCCGCGAGCATGGCGACAAGGACGCCGCCCGGAAGAGCAAGCGTTGGCTGACCGAGCCTCCCTCCGACAAGCAACTTGTCCAGCTTGGGCTTGATGTGTTCTCGTCCGTGGGTATGACCAAGTACCGGGCGACGTGCGCGCTGACCTGGAAGTGGCGCGAGCGTTTCATCAAAGCCAAGATTCTTTCCATCTAATATGTTCAAACCAGAAACCCAACCCTGCGAGATTGCCGAAGGCGTGAAAGCCTTGATCGACGCGGGCATCAAAGAGCATCGTGGCAAGCAGACTCCGCGACAGTACCTCGGAGCTTCCCGCATCGGCGACGAATGCGAGCGACGCCTGGCGTACGAATACCACATGACGCCGAAGGACGAAGGTGCAGACTTCAAGGCCAACACCCTACGCATCTTCGACATGGGACATGACGGCGAAACCCGCGTCGCCCAATATCTTATATTCGCCGGCTTCGACCTACAGACCCACCAGTTGGACGGCAAGCAGTTCGGAATCACCGACGCAGGCGACAAGTTCAAGGGGCATCTCGACGGCATCATCAAAGGCGGACCTGCGATCAAGGGTCTGCTCTACCCCTGCCTATGGGAAAGCAAAGCCCTCGGCGACAAGAGTTGGAGCGACGTCGTGAAGAAGGGGCTGAAGGATTCCAAGCCTGTGTACTACGCCCAGGTGCAAATCTATATGGCGTACAAGGACCTTCTGTCCTGCCTGTTCACGGCAATCAACCGCGACACCGGCGAGATCCATGTGGAGATCGTCCAGTTCAACGCCCGCGACGCCCAGATGTACATCGACCGCGCCGTCCGCATCGTGAAGACCGACAACCCGGAGCAGCTTGGCCGCATCGGTCGTGGCGTCGATGACTTCAAGTGCAAGTGGTGTGACTACAAGAAGCGTTGCCACGGCGTAGCCGAGCAGAAGACGCCGGACGCCGAACCTCCGAAGACTTGGGCTTGGTGATATGACCCTGTCCATCAAGCTCGACGAAATCACGATGCGCAACGCCGAGGCCGAAGCCAGGGCGAGAGGCGAATCCAACCGCATGGCCGGCGTCGCCGACCAGAAGGCGGGCAAGCAGTCCGGTCTGGTGTCCGACCTGGTCGGGCTGCTCGGCGAGATTGGCTTCTCACGCATCTTCGACCTTGAGCGTGACGACACCGTGTACGCGAGGAGCGGTACGCCGGACTTCGTCGCCGGCAACGGTCAGTTGATTGAGGTTAAGTCCAGTCACCATGACAACCCTCACCTCCTCGTCCCCGCCTACCAGATCGACGGCAAGTGGACTACCAAGGAAGCCATCGATGTGTACGCCCTCATGCGCGTACGCTACGACGAACAGATCGTGACCTTCGTCGGGTGGGCTGAACGCAAGGACGTGATCAACGACGCCAACCTAGGTTACTTCCGTGGGTCTAGCCGGATGTCCTACATCGTGCCTGCCGAGCAGATGTCCAGTCTCGACTCCATCACCGAAGGCTACCTCTGCTGGGTCGGCAAAGCCAAGGGGCATACCATCACTTCCCCATAAATTTTCATTGACCGACACTTCGTCTGAATCCATCAAACTTATCCCAACCCAATG